CTTTATCTTGATATGCTGTGTCCACTAATGACGTTTTAAATTTAATTTTCATTCCATTAGATAAATCTAAAGTTCTTAAAGAATAATTCTTAACACCAATTATATCATTAGCAGGATTAATTTTTTTTGTAGAATCAACAGTTAAAATTTGTAATATACCATTCATTGAATCATGGTTTCCACACTGATAATATAAAGTATCTGGTGCAGTTGTTGGTACTGTAAATGTTACCGTACCTTTTTCTATTCCATTATTTGTTACACCTGTTGAATATAAAGTAGAAGTTGACCCATCAGCACTTAACTGATCTTTATAAGGTTCTGTCATTATCCAAAACGGATGACCTTTTGCGTCTACATCAAATTTATATGTGTTACCTCTATAAAGAGTTAACATTGGATTTCTTTCATTTTCTCTATGAGGTAAATTCCATGCTTTTGCAGAACTACCATCATCTGGCCATACTTTAACTTTATATTCTGCAACTGCACTAGTTCCAACTGAATCAATCTCTATTGCATTGGGTCCTTCTGGCATCCAATAATATTCTCTATAATTGATTAGCTTATCATAATCTATTGCAGGATTCCAAGAGTAAACAGTTTCTTTGTTTAATCTATCGTGATTATCTATTTTTCCACCAAAGTATTTTACTTGATTAATATAGTCATCATATGTACCTGTAAACTTAACTTGGTCTTCTGGATTAATTGATGTAGTGTCTTTGTCTGTATAAGTTACTGCAGGTTCTAATTGATATGCAAACCTATCTCTATCTGTTGCACCAATATATCTGTCTGTAATTTTTCTTGTATATGCATCTTGTCTACCAATAAATCCGTCTAATCTTTCTAGTGATCCTTTTTGTACTAACGGATCTAACGTACTTGATAAAAATCTTTGGTTAGTATCTGTTCGATAAAACGCAGGTAAGTGTTGAACAGTTCTACGTAATTCGTTGTTGCCTTGTTTAACAACTTCTTGGTTAGTTAATGCGTTAATTTCTCTGTCTGCCATTAGTATCCTGCTCCACTACTGCCGGTACTTGAACCGGATCCTAATGTAGTAGAGCCTGACACTGCTGAACCTGATGTAGTGTTTGTTGTAGCGGATGATGTGCTTGTAACAACTGTACCTGATGCTTCTAATTGATTGGCACCTAATGCAGTTATAGTTGAAACATCATTAACAGTGGCCCCACTAATAAAAATTTCGTCTGCCGCTGATGCAATTTGAAACAAAGACCCAAAACTTTGTCCTGATTGATTTGGAACGATTACAACTGTTAATAAACTAGGTGCTAATCGACCGTGTACATATGCGGCTAATTCTGTAAAATAAAATGTATCTCCAAAATCCCAATTATCTAATGCAAAGAATTCATTTATTGCTCTAATTACTCTTGTTTTAATTACAGCATCAGTTACTTTAGTACTAGGGTTTTTTACAACTTTAAATGTTGCTTGTAATTCCTCGTCTGCACCTGTTCCGAATAATATTTTATATTTTACTGGATGATAAATTATTTGATCTGATAATGATTTTAATGGATTAAGTGTTCCTGAATAATTAATTCTTAATTGATCGGAAGTTGATGGAAGTGGTTTTGTTCCGCCATCTTGTAACCATATTCTATATAAATTGTCATATGTTCTTTCTAACATATAAACATCAACAATATTTGATACCGAAGGATCAATTCTAGTTTGTTGTCCTGCATTATGTTTATATTGAAAACTTATAGTGTTTCTTCCTCGTCTAGCAATATAATCTGTAGTTGTTGATAATGTGTTTGTAGTTGAATCATACTTCTTAATAACGTCTTCAGAACCATCATAAAAATAAAATAACTGTCCGTTTGAATAAGTTGCACTGGATAACGTAATATCTGCTTCGTTTTGCGATACTACAAAATTTGTTGATGCATATGGTTTGTATCTTGCTATATTGTTATATGAAATGTATTTCTCAAAAAATACAAATTTTGTTGTTGGTGTTATATCGGGCTCTACAATAATATCAAATATATCTGGATTATCAACCACTCCGTCATCGTCGTCGTCATAAAATCCTACTTTTACTTTTCTATTATCTTGATATCCGTCTGCTTCTGTAACAGTATCTACAACTTGCCAATTAATTGGATAACCAATTGAATTTCCTGTAGAAACAACTGAATTTGTTTTTAAAATTTTTACAGTATCTTTAACAGTTTTACCTGTTTTATAATCATAAATTTTTTCTTGTCTATCATAATGAAATTTGTTTTGTCCTGCAGATTCAAAAAGATAATTTAACAACCTATATGTAACAGTGTAAGTATTTCCATCATTAGAAAACTTATACCACCAACTTGCATCTAAGTTAGTTCCTGCTGTTGATCCTGCATTACTTAAACTAAACACAGAACTTGCACTTAAATTAGTTGATGTAATTACTTTCCAAGTTTCTGTATCTACATCATATCTTAAACCAAATTCTTCGTATGCTTCAACACGATCAATAATATCTGTTTTTAATGTATCTGAAAATGTTGTAGCTAAATTTGGTATAACTGCCGATACTGACGCACCGTTTGGTATAATATTATTAAGTGTAACTGGTCCTAATCCTGATTCTAAATTTCCTGTGCCAGCATTTGCACCATCAGTTACAACTGCACCTATTTTTGCCCATGATCTATCTTCGGCATTATCCGTGCCAGCTGTTACTAAAGTGTTGTTTAAAAATTCTCTAGTATCAGGAGAAGTAAATTTAACTATTGCACCCACTTTTGCATATTTGAAATTACTAGTAGCAAAATCACCAATCATTAATGCGCCACCTGATGTGAAATATCCTGTATTAGTATTTGTACCAGTTGTTGTAGAATTCCATGTAGCTGATAACGTGCTTAAATCTTTAGTTCCATATTTCAAATAATAAAAATGTCTTGAGTATGCTTCTTTTAATTTTGCTTCAACTAAACTATCTATTGTTGATTTTATTACATTTCTATTTGTAAATGTAAAAGTAAATGTATTTGTAGATTCTTCTCTATATAAAATTCCATCGTCGGCAAAAACAGAAACATTTGAATATGCTCCTGTTGGGTCTAAAATTTCTTTTGCTCTAGATATCCCTGATGCTGTTCTATTAACAGATTTAACTTTTATAATTTCTTGAGATGCTGATAAAGGTATAACTTGATAATCTTCTGCTGTTATCATTCTATTTTGAGAATAATAAACCTGTGCCGCTTTTTCTCTAATCGATGAGTTTGACTCTGTTTCTGAACTATTATATATAGAACTTTTTAAACTTGTTGTAACTGTTAATGTTTGTTGACCTCCATTAGCATCTACGTATGGTATATTAAGTTGAACTGTTTGTAAATCTGCTGGTTGAATTGAATATTTGGCATTATCACTTACTCTATAATAAGATCTAAATGCTCCTAATGGCAAATTAGAAAAATTTCCATCTCCAAACACCATATCTATTTGATCGTTATTTTTTGTTACAATGTTATAGATATCTCTTTGAACTTTTGATAATGAATTGTATATTGCATTATTTCCAGATAATGAAGGAACTTTGTCCCATAATTTTGAAATTTGTCCAAATTGATCTAATTGATACAACCATACATCTGTATCATTTATATTACTTACGTTAATTGATTTAATAAAATTTGTTGTTGCGGAATCAACAGTAAAATCTGTATACTGTAAATTACCTTGTTTAAATAAAAAGAAAAATCCAGTATTGTTTGATGAGTCGCCTGATCCATCTGTTCTATATGTATAAGTTAATCCTGTTCCTGCAATTGGTGGAGATTCATAAATTGATTCTGATCCACTAATTGTAGCTGGTACAATTTCAAACTCTCTGCTTATTCCACCAACTTGTTTTTGAAATTTAAAAATTGGTAGGTCTGTTTGGTTAGAACTTATAGTATAAACTTCTGTTTTAACTCCACCAATATCTCCAGAATCTCTTGGGGATCCAAATAATTGTCCAGTTTGATTTACTGCATTTAGTATAGCAATAAATTGTTCTCTATAATTCGAATTAGCAGAATCATTCCATATTACTGTTGAGTTTGCTAAATTTGTTCCTGTTGAATCATATACATCTTGCGTAGTTAATAGAGAATCTATTTTTAATAAACCTGTTGATGTTTTATTTCTATGAGCGTTATAATTGATTAGTCTTGCTAATCTTAAAATTGAATCTCTTCTTGAAGCTGTTTCTAAAAAGTTTTCTCTAGCATTTAAATCTACTCTAAAAGAAAGTGCTTGAGCAATATAGGCAATTAAGTCAATAAGTGCAACATATTCTGAACTTTCTACAAAGTCGTTAAAATCATCTGGATAATTTTCTTGTAGATATGCAACCATTGTTCTACGAAGTGTTTCAAAATCGTAGGACTTGAAATCTGCTTGTTGGAATGCTTGGTATATTTTAGTCCAATCCTCAGCAACTAATAATCTATTCTGTCGTTCTGTTGTGGCCATATCGTTTTATAACGATATTTATAGAATTAATTAAGTGCGTATATTAAGATAGGCGTTGTAATGAATTTTCGTCGAACTTAAATTGCAACTTCTCAGTAATATCTAACGGAATATACCTAATTGTAGCTTGTATGGCTATTCCATGATCTACTTCCATTACTTGTATTTCTTCTGTAGCAAGACGTGGATCAGCATTTAAATTTGCTGTAATGTCTTCTGTTATTTGATCTTTTAATGCTTCTGTAAATGGTTCAAACAAACAGTCGTATATTATTGTGCCAAACTCAGGATTCTCAACTCTTTCGCCCTTGCGTACCGACAAACGGTTTATAAGATCCTGCTTGACACACTCGAAATCATAAACCTTAAAGTTCTGCCTTTCAGCTTTTGAACTGAATCCCTTAAATGTAACTGCTTTGTTACTTAAATCTTTTATTTCATCTACCATTAATGCAATCTCCTAAACTGTACATCTAACTTACTATAATCTACCATATAAAATCCTGTGTCTGTCATTTGTCTTGCTTCTGGAACTTCTTGTGCCATTACACCTTGATACATTCCATCAGTATGTTTGTATTTAAACCTGTAAATATTAATACCAGACGGTGATTTGCCAACTAATTGTATATTTTCTTTTAATCGTATATCACTAAACCATTTTCCAATTACAGACGTAAAAGATGCTTTAACTGTGTTGGCTACCTGCATTATTCTACCTGATATTGCTCCTCTCATTGATGGTGGTATATTATTTGCTGACCCTTTACTGAAAAATTTTCCTGCATTTGATAACAAATAACTTGTAGCCTGTGCTTTAAATTGTGGTATACTTACACTCGTAATTTGTCCTGCAGTTACTTTGTTTATAAGAAGATTACCTATATTTTCTTTTGATAAATTCTGAACAACAGTAGATACTTCATAAATTTGATTATAATTTGTTGTAAACGTGTCAGATAGTTCTTTCATTTTTCCTAAATTAACACTACCTCCAGAAATATGTCCACTAAGGTCTATACCTTTTAAAACTCTATCAGCTTTGCTAAGAAGAACTTTTGAATTTGCTAATATGTTTTCTTGCACTGTCATTCCAGCAATACGTGCCTCTCTGGCATCATAAATTCCAGAATCTGTAAGTATTTTTAATTCACTACTATTAAGATTTATTTTATTTTTAAGTTTAGAAGAAATGTCGTTAAGTTTGTTTGTTACAGTTTTTGTAATTTTAAGACCTTTTATACGATCCGGAATATTAAATTCACTAATATATTTTTGTTGGTCTGCTAGAAATTGGAGTTGTTTAACGTGTTCATTATCACTTTTTCTGTTTTGCATAGCCATATATTCTAAAGTACCTGGCGTTTCTGATAATTGTTTCCATTTTACAGGATCTTGCCATTGTGAAACATTTTCAATTATGGCAGAAGGCGCTCTTTCAAAAGGCTCGTGTGTAACAAGATTTGGTACAGTTGTTTTTGTTTCTTTACTATTTGCTTCTAAAATTCCTGAGACGCTTACTGTAATATTAACATCATTCTGAGAAGTATCTGTTACTATACCTGCGGCTTCTGGAGTTAACCATGTTGGTCCCCAAGTTGAACTTGCACCTGTTGAATTAAAGTGAACTTGTGATCCTGCTAAATGAACTTGGCCACCAGCACCAATTAATTGTGTTCCGTCTGAATATGATGATATCCCGTCTCTGCCATAGTGTCTTACTGAACCTTCTCGTGCCGATCCAAAAATTCCTTTTTTACCCATCATCATTAGATAACTTTCTGAATTTATAGTTGTTTCTGCTTCTGACGTGAATGAGATTCTATTTTTGGCATGAAAATTAATATCACCACCGGAGTGTAAATCAAAGTTTCCGTCTGCTCTAAGATTAAATCCGTCATTAGCATATATGTAAATTTTTCCATCAGACGACATTTCAAGCCAACTTTTTCCAGACCCGTTTGCAATATAAACACAACCTTCTGTGTCATGCATTAATAATTGATGTCCTGATGCTGTTCTTATTCTTGTTAATTGATTTAAACCATCTTTATCACCATCATCCATTACAAAAGAATGTCCTATACCTCTATCTACGTTTATAGTTCTTCCTTCTAAACCAATAGGAGGTTTTCTAGAATCTGGTTTAATTGGCCCAGGTGTACTAATGCCAAATACTTGAGATGGTGTTTCTCTTCTTGCTGATGACGTTGTTGTTCCTCTAACTGGGTCTTTTTGTAATCCTTCAATTTTTAATTGATTTGCAAGATCAACGTTAACCGGATAATTCCAATAATCTAAATTTGTTATAGAATCACCAGATGCTACTTTTCTGTTTTTTTCAACAATAGGTAAAACATCAGTTCCATAAATCAAGTCGTTAGTATTAGTACCTTTTTTATAATCTATTTCATGCACGTCTTCTATGCCTAAACTAGCTTTTTTACTTGCACCTAATCCTGGTACCATTTGGTTAGTTAAAGGTTCTTGGATACAGCCAATCCAAAAAGCACTCTTTTGACCTCGTTGACCTTGAGCAAATATTACTAATACGTTTGTTCCTATGTCGGGTGGTATTGCCCACATACCATATGAGCTTTGACTAGTTGTATAACTGTATGGATCACTTTTTGAAACTGAATCAAGTGGTTTTGCTCCGTAAAAAGGTGACAAATATTGACACCATATAACATTCTCGGCTTCATTATTACTTTCAGGCACGTTAGATAATGCTGGAATTAATACGCCTAATCTACCCATCATTAATGGATCAACTGTATTTTTAACAATTCCAATATACGGACCTGCATCTCTACTTGAGAATTTTTCGTTAAAATCCTTTTGATTATCTTGTGTGTCTGTAAATCCGCCTGCTAAATTATGAATTGTCATTATCTGTTAAGCCTTCCTTTGATAACTCTTTTAACTTTATTTTTAGCTTTATCGATAACTTCTTCATCAATTAAATATTCCTTACCGTTTACTGTTTTTGTAAACATTTTTTTATCTCCTTTACTAAACATTTCGGCTTTTGTTCCTTCACCTTTTTGATTATTCATTCTTACACACGTTAATACTTGCGTAAATTCACCATTTTGAAATCTCGAATCTACTCTTGTTACTTGATATACTCCATTAAAAAATAAAGACTCACTATATGAAAGTTGTTTTTGAAACATTACTGCTTCTCTTTCTTCGGGTTCGTCTGGTAGTCTATAATTTACTAGAATTAATGGTTGATACTGTTCAACATTAAAACAATCATATTTTTCATTATACACTCTTTTTGCCCAATATTTACGGTCTATCGCTAACGTTGTATACATATCTTGGCAAATATAAGCCGGGTCACCTAATATTTCTAATTCAATTTTCATCATATCTGCTTGTGGATTTGTAATATAATCATAAAATTCTTGACTTTTTGTGCCTGCTATTGTTGACATAGTGTTTGAACCTTTAATAAGACTTGGTTCTTGTCTAAATGGAATTCTTTCTTCTGGATAATCTTCTTGTCCCCAAATATCTTCAACTGTTTTTTCAAAATCTTCAGAAAATTCATTCCATGCTCCTTTTTGGGTTTCTGTTACATGGATTGGTCTAACATTTCTAAAAAAGTAAGCACTCTTATAATCTATTTTTAAACTTTGTACATCTACGTTGTCTCCTGTATAGATATAATCATATTTTTTTCTTGCATATTTTTTCCAATCTACCTTACCAAAACTTATACCAGGTTTAATAAATTTTAAAATATGCAATTTTGTTGGTATAGCGTGATATGTGATTATTTTTGGATGCACTTTTCTAATTTTGTCAAATTGTGTAACATCTGGTACTATATTAGGCTTAATCATAAACCAGTTAACATATTGATCTTCTTCTAAGTCTTTTTGAAATGCCTCTGCATTTTTTAAATATTCTAAAACTTTTTTTCGATCTGTTGCTCCAGTTACACCAGCATCTGTTAATTTCATAGAACCATATGAATACCAGAACGAATCAACTAACCATTGATATCCTGCAAGAGATCTTATAGCATCTTCAAAAAACTTAGGCAAAGCTGTTCTCATATCAACTCCTCCTTCGCCTGTATTAATAACTGCTTTTGGTTTGTCTTCACCTTTCCAAAAGTTCCAAAGAGATTTTGTTTCTTCTGATTTTGTTGTTTGTAATGGAGTAAAATATTTGTCACCAAATTCTATTATTTCTTTACTAACAGTAAATTTATACGTATCAAGAAGCTCTCTTACACCTTCTTTTTGTTCATCTATCATTTGTTTATATAAAGATTCTTCTACTTGATATATCCAAGTACCAAATTTTTGATTAGATTTAAAGTCCGAGTAATCTGTTCTAGATTTTCCTTTCATGATTGGGTGGCCACCTCCAACTCCGTGCTTAAATGCTGTTTTAGAAATAACGTGTGAGAGCTCTGTCGCACTAACATTCATTTGTTTTCTTGGAAACTTAAATCTATCATCATAAGCCATATCTCCATATGGTACTGCTATGGCTGTGTATCTAGCACCACCTTGGTCTACTTCAAATTGTATTCTGCTAATATAGATAGGAATTTTTCTAATAAGTCCTCCTTGATCCTTTGTTTGGGTTGCTAGACGATTCCCTCTTTCATCTGTTCCTTTCCATTCTATTGTTAATAGAAAAGGTGCGTCTTGATAATCACGAAAACCGTTAATAAATGCTGATGCTCTAATCTTTTCAACAAGTGTTACACCGTATGGCTCATGTAATTCAAACTCCATTTTAGTAAAGTTTGCTAATCCTCTTTCTGGGTTTGGTCCAACTGTACTAACAATATTAACATTTTCAAAAAATAAATCGTGTCCTTTTGTTAAAATATTAACACTTTCATCGTATCCATGAACTTTCACAGATTTTATTTTTTTTGTTTGCGAGGATCTCCAAATGTCTTTGACTTGACTCAAAAGCTCATTTGTTTCGTCTGCATATTTTCCCCAGGAAATATTTGGATCTCCTATTCCTCCAGTTCGTGCAATAACGTCATGTACTGGATTTTTTAAAAAAGTTAAAGTTTCAATTTCTAATTTAGATAGGCCGGATATTGTAAAAAGTGTATTATACGTGCCAAAGTTATGTAATGAATTAGCATAAGACTTTGTAGTATCATCATATCTAAATATTTGCGTATCGTCACCGTCTATAGTACTCGTGGTTTCATCGTGGTGGTGGTTACCTACTTTGGTTTTCCAATCAGCTTTAGAATCAACTATGGTATCTATAATATTTTCAGTTGCTCTTTTTCTGAGTTGGTCTGATTTACCTAACGATGGCATTTTATACTCCTAAATCTTTAGAAACGTTTGCAGGTTTAGGCAACTGTATCGTTACTCCTGGTTTAAAATCGTAAATGGGGTCTTCTAATTCGTCTGGATTTCTTTGTGCAAATACCCACCATAATCGTGGAGTACCATATAAGTCATATGCTAACAAGTCTGGTCTATATGCGTAAGTTCTTTCTATTTTATAAGTTTGATCATCTGCTTCTGCTGTTATTGTTCTTGGATTAAAAATATCTAAACTAATGTTAGTTTGTGACGTTTCATAATACGGTGATGATGCTGAATATTTTGCCATTAAATGTATCCTATGTGTCCTTCTCCTTTGCCGTTTAATCTACCTGCGGCAAAATCTTGTAGTGAGAATTGTTTAACCGATTCTCTTGAGTAGATCGGCGTTATAAGAACTGAAATGTTTGATAATGTTGGCGCCCAAGTTTGGTCCATGTTGTCTGGATCAAACTGTCTATATCTCTCGTGTGGTGGTAACTTTCCATGTATAGAATAAGGCGAGTCTTGTTTTGTTGATATGTAATCTATTCCTGCTCTTAATTCAACGTTAAATGTATTAACAATTACTGGAACTTTTTCAAACATATGTTCACCATATCCTGATAAAAATAATATTGGTGGTGGATTACCTTTATAAGATTCTTCTTTTCCAAAAAACATTTTAGTAACTGTTCTTAAAAAATTAACAGTTGCTACCCAATATGCGGCATCTTGTTGATTCTGTACAGGAAATTCTCCAATTATATTCATTTGATCTACTTGTGAATTTTGATATGCTTGGAATGGATAGTTGCTATGTGTTTGTGCTAATGGATTATAATTTGCTGAATGTTGTATTACCATTGATGGTGTTAACGGCCAAAAGAAACCTCCTATATCTCTTAAAGGATATAATCTATGGTCTTGTCCGCCTTCCGATGGAAACAATTCGTTTTTAAGATTACTATTTGGTGGTAATGTTAATCTTACACGCCAGTCTTTTTTATCAGTACGTCCTGACCATTTAGCAGTAGCATGAACAAGTTTAGAATCTGAGTTTCCGCCCCTTAATCCTGCACCTGTTAACCGTTGCCAAGTTCTATTAATGACCCCGCCGCCTGTAGTAATAACCTTCTTTAATATATTTGCCATTTTTTACTTGCAATTCCAATCCATTTTTCGTATACTTTAAACATATTTATAGGCATCATTTTAGGCGCACTTTATTCACCATACGGCACACATTTCAACAGACCTGTTTGTGGTCATTTAGCATTAAAACAAAGATAAATTATGAAGAGAGTGAAATACTTAAACAACCGGGATCTGTTGGCTCAAATATACGCCAGCAAAAATACATTTTGTTCATACGTTACTCCTGAGGATGGGAGGTATGATTTAATTGTATCTGACGTTAAAAAAATAAACGCCATTGCTATTGCCAAGGCTAGAAAAGCTCGTTCTAAAAGACTAACACAAGAAGCTTGGGAACAAGCAAAAGCATCTGGACTTAAAAAAATTAAATTATCAGACTATACAGTTAGCACTAGAAAAATTGAGAAAACAGACTTAATATTTAGAGTAATGTCGTTTGAACATATTCCTGAAGATTTAGAAAGAAAAAGAAATCCTAAACAAGAATCAGATAGACACGTTAAAGTTAATTTTCCACCTTTTCAACATTATAGAATTGATAAAAAAGGCAAACCAAAATGTGTAGGAAAATCGCACTGGATTGGTGGAATGGGTAATGGATATTTTTCTGGTGATCATGGAAAGATTACAAACAGTTTAGCAATGATGTTTATGAAGTTGTGTGAACGTTATGGTACAAGAGCAAACTGGAGAGGTTATACTTACAATGACGAAATGCAATCACAAGCATTAATGCAACTATCACAAATTGGTTTGCAATTTGATGAAAGTAAATCAGAAAATCCATTTGCATATTATACAGCGGCAATTACAAATAGTTTTACAAGAATTTTAAACATTGAAAAGAAAAATCAAGCAATAAGAGATGACTTATTAGAGCAAAACAATATGATGCCTTCGTTTACTAGACAAGGCGAAAATGATAGAAGCACACCAGCATACAAAAAGAAAATGGACACTGCACACGGTGACGTAAAAATAGTAAACAAAACTGGACTTGTAAAATTAAACAGAAAGTTTAAAAAAACTGGATCTCTCACAGCAGACGACTTTGATGAAGTAGGTTATAAAAAAGTAGATATGACTGATCACAAACCACCTGTTAAAAAGAAATGGTAACATATGTTTTTTAAAAAAGTAGCTTGTTTTACGGATATACACTTTGGATTAAAAGGTAACTCTAGAGTACACAACAATGATTGTGAATCATTTATATATTGGTTTATAGAACAAGCCAAAGCACATGGTTGTGAAACTTGTATATTCTTAGGAGATTGGCACCATCATAGATCAGCAACCAATGTTTCTACAATGAACTATACCGTTTCTAATATGGAACGTTTAGGTAAAGCATTTGAAAATGTTTATGTAATAATGGGTAATCATGATTTATTCTACAGAGATAAAAGAGAAATTAATTCAATGGAATATATTAGAAATATTCCTAATATTCATATTGTTAATGAATGGATTGTTAAAGACGACGTTGCAATTATTCCTTGGATTGTTGGGGATGAATGGAAAGTTGTTGAAAAAATGACACAAAAATATGTGTTTGGACATTTTGAACTTCCATATTTTAAAATGAATGCAATGGTAGATATGCCTGATATTGGTGGAATTAAAACAGAACATTTTGCAGGTTGTGGAGAAGTATTCACAGGACACTTCCATAAAAGACAAACAAACAAAAATGTAACTTATATGGGTAATGCATTTCCACACAATTACGCAGATGCGTGGGATGACGAACGTGGAATGATGATAATAGAATATGGAAATAAACCAAAATATATTAATTGGCCTGATATGCCAAGATATAGAACAATTAAAATATCTGAATTATTAGCTGATCCTGACAAAGTATTAATGCCAAATATGTATGTGAGAGTTACATTAGATATTAAAATAAATTACGAAGAAGCAAACTTTATACGAGAAACTTTTATAGACAAATATAAATTGAGAGAATTACAATTAATACCAGAACAAATTGACAAAGCACAACAACCGTTAGTACAAGTACAAAAATTTGATAGTGTTGATCAAATTGTTATTAAACAATTACAAGGTGTAGATTCTGAAACATATGACAAAAACAT